AATATTCCCTGCTATAAGCATTTAATTTTTCTCTATTTTCTTCTCTATAACCTTTCATATATTCTTTTCTTGCTTCTATTTTTTCTATTGTTATTTCCATTTCTATTATCTTCCTTTCTATCCTCCATATATGTCCACTTAATTTTTGCAGTTAATTTTAGGTAAAAAAATAAACACCTGTTTAAGTGTTTTTATATATGATTATATTAAAATTTATTTATTTTCTATATGATTTTTAGCATTGTGTCTTCTGATTTCATTAATCTTTTGTTTTAATTTCTTTTTCTCAGATTTAGTGTGACATTCATTAGGTTTTATATATTTAGCTTCAATCTTTAATTCCATATTCATCAATAAATTTTTTTGTTCTATTGTTAAATTTGGATAATCCCTTCTCATTGCTCTAATTCTTTTTATTAATGAATAATAATCTTGTACCATTATATTTCTCTCCTTTAATTTTAAATTATAATTTACCATGCATAATATATATGACTTTTTAATCCTACTATTGCTAGTGCAAGTGCCATAACTAGGTCATCGTGATAGCCAGACATCGCTCCCATACTTCCATTGTCACTAATTTCAAATACTTTCATTTCTTCTAAAATTTCTGCCGAATGAAGTAATAATTGTCCTTTTTCAAACATTTCTCTTAGGTCATTTATGACTAATGATTTAGTTTTACTTTTTGTATCAAACCCAATATTATATACAATTCTATTAAATTCATCATATGATTTATATTTGTGCATATTTAAATATTGTTTTTCATATCTCAATCTTTCAATTACACTATGCCCCCCACTCATTTTTTCTACAACAAGATAGGCTTTGTTATAATATCTTCCTAAGATATTTACAAATTCAGCGAACTGCCAAGGTTTAATTGCATTATTTTTAAACATTGCAACTTCTTCTCCTTCTTCAGCTAAAACAATACAGGTACTTGAATCCTTTTTTGTTCCTTCTGCTGTATCTACACCTATATAATATTTGGCTTTTGGAGTTGGACTTTTGTACATAAAAAAAGATCGTCCATAGAATTTTTCTAATTCTTGTGGCAAATCTTCAATTTCTAATTTCTTCAAATATTTAGTTTTATTTAGTAATATACTTTGTAATACTGTACTTACTCTCTTATTATCAAATACACTTGCCCCTGTGCTGATAAACGCAACATCATCACTGATTGGATATTCTTGATTGAATTTATCTTCAGAACTATTTTCAATTTTTAATCTACGCCAACACAATACATCCAATGTCATATTAGGATAATTCTTTAATAATTCCTTTTCATCATCTTTTAAATCTTTCTCACTAAATGGAACATTATTATGTAAGTTCTTCCATGTGTCTCTAGCTTCCTCATATTGCTCTAAAAACATTTCTTTACCATCCAAATAATTATAGAAAAATGATTTATAAAAATTTTCTTTTCTTTTAGATTTTATGTACATGCCATGAAAAAAGTTAAGTCCGTTAGCTGTAGTCTCAATTATTAATTTACCCTTACTATTTAAAGCTTGCTCCAATGATAAAATTTGTTTTTCTGCCACATCTGATTTAACAAAAGCAAATTCAGAAATCCAAATTAATGAACAGGTGTTACCCCTTCCTTTATCAACATTTCCCATAGGTGAACATGAAATAATTGAACCATTTTCCATTTGTAATTCACTTCTATTATTTCTTAACAACTTTGGTTTAACTTCCTCTGGAATACTTTTGTATATCTGTTTTAACTTATTAAATATTGCTCTTTTTGATTCATCATTATATGAAAGCATTAAACAATTTGAGTTAGGAGTTGTTATCGCCAACCATATAGCATATGCACAAATCATAACAGAAAAACCAAGCTGTCTTGATTTAAGAATTATATTGTATCTTGACATATTCTCCATGAAATCTCTTTGCAATTTATTAAATTTAAAAGGTACTAATTCATCATTTTTATCTTGAATTTCCATGAAATTATAAGAAAATAACGCAGGATCATTCCAAACCTTTAAGAATTTTTCTTCATCATTCATTGTTATTATCCTCAAAATTTAATTTTAATCTACTTGTTAATTTCTTTAGCTTATCTTCTTTATTATCAAAGAAATCACTTTCAGAAAATTTAATTATCCAAGTGGCAGCATTAGTATCACCTTCTATTGCTTTTTTCATCATGGAGTTATATATTTTAACTAAATTTAAATCCTTTTGAAACTTAGTAACATATAATATAGCATCCTGCACATCTTTTTTTTCTAAATATAATTCTTTAGCTTTATCTAATGAAATATTATTAAAATAATTTTTAGATAATTGTTCCCACTTACTTTCATCTTGTCCATCTGTAAACCATCTTACAAAATGTCTAAGCTTTGAATTACTTAACATAGATTCTAAATTTTTATTTAAATTACTTTGAGGACTTCTTTTTTCTTTTGCCATATAAATCACCTCTATTCTGTTTTGGTTTTATTATTTTCATTAGCCTTTTTTAATTCTTCAAGAACTTCTTTTAATCTGCCTTGTTTTTTCAATTCTCCAACGCTATAGACAGCATTTAAAATTTGCTCCATTCTTTCATCCGTTGCAGTAAGTTTGTTTGTTTCTATTTGCGTAATATATTGTTTTGAAAGTCCTAAATAATCTGCAACATCTTTTTGAGTAATGTTATAGATTGCTCTGGTCATTCTTATACGTTCTCTAATAGTCATTTTTGTTAAACCTCCTTATTTTTATTAAAATTGTTATTACTTTAGGTAAGTAAAAAAATGAGAAATTAGGGACACAAAATTGCTCCCCAACTTCCCATTTAATGAAATCAACATTCAATCTCACTTAAAAAATTAAGCAATAGTTTTTCTTAATATGCAAACTCCATCTTTCATTATTAAACCACATGCAAATATGTAGTCAGCGTAAACATCTGTAGCTTTAAAATCTGGCTTTCTATCTGGTTCAACAAGAATGTCTCTCTTAGGCATAATACCTAATGCATCATTTTTGATTATATAAGATTTACATTCACCTAATGTTGAATCAAATGTATTTACATCAGATAACATTACTGGAATTGTACCCCTATAAAAACCGATACAACCATTTACAACTCGTCCATTTTGTGCTGTAGCTGTAGTTGAAGTAGATTTCACAAATGATTCCATTTTGTAAAAACTTGGTGCTAATAGTGAATTTACAACGATACCAGCGAAATCCACATTATCTTGTTCATCTCCGAACATTTGGAAACCTGCCATTAATTCATCATCAGTTATGGCTTTTGGTTGTGCAGTAGCAACTTTTAAAATTGCATTAGCATCAATATCTTTAACCATTTCATTATCTTGAGCATGAGCCATGATTCTAGCTTGTTGAGAAATTCCATTTTCAACGAAATTACCAAGTGCTGTTAATGAATCCATGTCATAAACTCTTACACCTTTACCATATTGAACAATCTTTTTACCACTTGAAGTTTGAGATAATTCTTCTGGTGTAATTGCTACTCCTTTTTTCATTAGTTCAGCATCAGATAAAGCCTTGAACATTGGAAATTGTAAAGTATCTCCTACATTCCCACTTAAATCACCTAAATCCTTTGCTAGTGTTGATATTTTAATCATACCTTTTACTTTTTCAGTTACCATAGTTGAGTATACGTCAGGTACTATTGTTACTTGAGCCATTAAAAATCATTCCTTCCTGTTGTTAAATTTTTATAATAAAAAAAGCCACTAAAATTAATTAGCGACTTCTTTATAAACAATATTCTAAATTTAAAGTTACTTTGTTATTAGTTGCTCCTTCAAGTTTTAATATCTTAAATGTTTCAACTAATACCTCATCCAAATATAAACATCCATTTCGTTCATATTCTATTCCATTTATTAGGTATTTTACACTACCATAAGACATAACCCTTACTTTCCATAAATAATCAAAACCATTTTTAAGCAAAAGTGGCATGACATCTATTTCAGTTTCATCTTCACCAAATTCCACATCTAAGTTTACGTTAGTGAATTGAGCATCTGCAAACAATTGTCCATTATATCTTTGCATAAGCTACCTCCTATTTAGATAGTAATTTATACAGGTCTGGATTAGAACTATATAATTCTGTTCTTTGTTGATAATTCATCTTTTGAAAATCTGCTTTAGTTATATTTGAGTTGGCAGTATCTACATGCTTTTTAGGTTGATATGTGCTAGTAGATTGTTTACCTATAGCTTCAACTAATTCACCTAAATAAGTTTCAAAATCTTCTACCCCTTCAACATTTAAAAATTTATGAAGTTGCTTATTTAAACCCTTACTAGATAATTTTTCTTGTAGATCAAGCATTTTTTCCTTTTTATCTACCTCTTTAGCCTTGTCTTCTAA